AAATGAGCAGGTAATGTAGTTGTCACTAGCCGCCCCGCTTGTCATCACGACCGCCGTGCTACCGCCGGCTACGTTCGATGCGCGCCAAATCTCTGCGTGATTGACAGTGCTAACGTCAGTCTGGTCTTTATCCTTGACCGCTGCTGTTCCGCTGACTGTGATGTCGGTGATTCGAATCCCACCAGGTGCAAAATGCACCAGCGTGATAATGACGGTGTTGCCCGCAGTGAAATTGCTCGCCGCATTGTAGGTTGTGGTGGTGGCACCGGCATCGGTCTGCTTCTTGCCAGACGCTTGAACCAGTGTTATTTGGACGGCTGGAGGCGCTAAAGGTGCGCCGCCCAGCCTGTGAACTGGATGACCTCCGCTGTTGCGAACCCACGTATTCATTTTCTGTCGCTCATTGCGTCAACCAGATGCTGCGACCCATGGCGGGCGCGGGAAGAGCGCCAGCAGCAGCAGCAGCAGCAGCCGGTGCCCCTGTCCGGAGCCACCGCCGCTTGAAGAATTGGAATGGGTGCTCCTGAATTGAAGAAACCACCCACGGCCTCGTGAGCCGTGGGTTCCCGTCCTCGTCAACCAGGGATTACTCTTCCCAGGTCAGGCCGTAGCTGGACTCGCTGGCGACTGCGCCGGCGATGTTGCCGCAGGCGATCTGGTTGAAGGCCGTGCCGAGCGCGCCTCCTGCGACCAACCACTCGCCGCCGATGGGCAGCACGATGGCGCCACCACCGCCCAGCACGTTCCAGTCCTGCGCGAACAGGCCGATGGGGTCTGCAGCGAGCGTGGCCTGGGTGGTGTAGGTGTTGACCGAGCACAGGGCCGTTGCGTTCGGGTTCGCCGCCGCAGCGGTCAGCGCGGCCGGTGTGACAGCCGTGTTATTGACGCGGCCCCAGCGCGTGCGATAGCCCGTACTGGTGAGGCCACGACCACCCCAGAAGAACATCTTCACCTTGCCGATGATGCCAACGGTGATAGCAGTGAACACCCAATTGTCGGCCTGGGTGGCGTGGGCTACGGGTGTGAAAGACCCGCGATTGACAGTGAACTGAGCCATGAGTCTTTACTCCGTAATGAGGCCGGTAAAAAGAGGACGAGAGGGCACCGGCACAAGCCCTGCGTCTTTGAGAAACTGTGCGAACTTGGTGTTCGCGTCGAATTCAGCGTCGATCTTCTGCATGAAGGGCGCGCAGCCCGTGACTTGCATTTCCTTGTTGCAGTGCTGGCAGATCGGGGCGTTGCAGCGCATGCAGAAGCCGCCGTTCATCGAGCCCTGCTCGACCTTGCGCCACTGCTGCATGAGGATGATGGCCTGACAGTGCGTGCAGGTTTGGACGTCGTTCTCTTCCTTGTCGCGCCCCGCACCGTTGTAGTGGTAGCCGGCGCCGCGAGCGAAGGGGGTCCCGATGGTGAAGGTCATGCTGCCTCCAGTGCCGGGTGATAGTCAACCGCAACCGGCTTCGACACCAACTCCAGCGCTGCCACGCGCTCCATGCAAACGCGGACTGCTGCGCCTGTATCCCCGCACTTCAGCAGATCGAGCACAGTGCCGATGAACGCAATCTCGTCGGCATGCTTCGTCACCTTGAGTATCTGTTGCTGCAGCATGATTATCTCCGATAGTCGCCTGAAGACAGCTTGCCGTCTGCATACTGCTTGAGTAGCTTCAGATTCACCGTGTACTGTTCGGCATAAGCTTTCATGGTATCTTCTTCCGACTTCATGAACACTGCAGCCTCAACCAAAGTGCCATATAACAGTACGTTGTCAAAATTCGTACCCAGCCATGTGGTTGTTGCCGTCACAATCGTTTCTGGGTAGTAGAAATAGTGCAACTCAACTTGAATCGCGCCGCTTGGTGTGGGTCCAACGAACAGTGAGTTGTCATCAAACTGTGCGTAGTATTTAGGGGTGCCTGTAGTCGTCGCACTTGGATATGCCTCTCGGATGAAACTCACGTCCTTGGGCAACAAATACGCATACGCTCCACTTGTGATTGTTGCCAGTTCCCACGCAGAGAGATAATCAGTAGGCAGCGTGAGATATGGGTTTGATGCTTGAAAGTAGCTTGTTGCGTTCTTGCGCAGGTTCGGAATCTTTACTGCCTGATAGATGCGCTTCTCTGCATTCTTAACAAGAACAGGGATATTCGCGACGAATGTGGTATCAGTGTTTTCTGTCTCCGCAACAACAGCGTCATATAGCTCTGTGTAGTTCATGTGCGCGATGCCTCGAGCGATGGATCAGGGCGCGGGTCACGCAACGCTTGTGGATCACGGGGGTCAACTCGCCCAATGCGGTACTGCGGGTGATCTGGTTCGTAGCACGTGGGACAGACCTTAATGTTCGTCAAACGCTCGTTGATGGTCAGTTTCTTCAGGGCAGACAGCTTCACGCGGAAATTGCATCGGTCGCAAAAACCATGAGCTATCCTACCCGAAGCAAACTGACCACCGCTCATATTGACATCCTGGCAGGTACAACCCGCATAGTTGTCTTTTCTCTATCTTCCGTCGAAGCCGCCAGCCACGCTTCCTCATAATCCGCCTTGAGGCGCGGGATACGGGCTTCCGCTTCGGGCCGCTTGGCTGCAATTTTAAGGGCCAACCCCGCCACAAGGCAAGGAAGAAATCGTTGCGGAATATCAAAAGTCAGTTCGCCCGAGGAACCCGCGTCCTGAATCCGACGCATGCGCCAGTAAACAAGCGTGTATGTGTTGTCAGCAGGTACGGGCCATACTGTAATTTGTGGCGTGACTTGTCGGTCAACCCAAACTTGAACGGGGCGACCTGTTGTGGCTTTCACAGGGATCGTCGCGTACGTGGACATCCCTATACGCGTCACAGCAATATCCGTCGTAGTCGATCCGCTTGTTTGGCGGATGACCATTTCTACTAGATCAATTGTGTCAGCAGGTAGAGAATAAGTAGCAACGCTAGTAAGCAGAGGAACCGTTCCTTGCTCCACCACCCAAAGATTATAGCCGCGATTGCTCCAATCAAGAGACAGCAGATTAAGACTTCGCCGTGCAGTCTTAAGGTCATATCCCGAACGCAACTCCAAGCCTGCCTGCTCATAGGCTTCCTCGACAATCTCTACGATATCGAGGTTAAAAGTTGCTGTTCCAGACGTAGCCATTTATCGCATCCGACCTTTGCCAAACCCCTTGGTGGCACAACCTGTACCCCGAACAGAACCGCCAGAAGCCATCTTCTTGACCTTGCCGCCGCACTTAAGACCAGCAGCCGCCTCCCTGTCAGCAAGGACGCGTTTTGGATTCGTCACGCCTCGGAAGTCAGCAATCGGTGCCGAGGCCGCAGAAGCCGGCTCAGCGGGTGGTTGAGGGGTCATCTGGGGGCTCAGTTGCTTATCGCCCCCAGGAAGCGGCGTACGCTTTCCTAGAAGTTTGCGCAGTAGAAGTTCAGAAAGTTTTTCGCTCATGATTTCACCCGTTCTTCGTAAACGTGTTGCCCTTCACGGCACACCCGCTTCCTCGTGCAACAAGCCCGCCAGCAGCGAATTTCTTCATCTTCGGCTTGCCTTCACCCTCACTGGCTTCCCCGCGTTTGTACTTCGCAGGGCTCACTTTCTTTTCTGCACTCTCTTCGCCGGGAGTTTCTTTACCGCCAAACTTCTTCCAGAAAGGAACAAAAGGTTTCTTAGCCATAGAACACCGTGATTGCAGTTACGTTGGTAATAGTGGCGTGAATATCTGTGTTGAACAGAATTCCAGACCCCGGAAGCTCGAGGTAGTACGGCACCGTAGTCGATGCCGAGTCAAGTGAACAACGTGTAGTACCGCTGGCACCGCCGTCGCGAATCACAACCGTTACAACACCGACGCCGTTAGGTGCGATGGAAATACCGCGCATGCGTGTTCGGCCTGTGTAGACAGTACCCGTGGCTGCTACGCGACTTGCGAAGACATCAGTTTCCATGTATACCCCAAAAGACAAGTGGCCGCAATCAAGCGGCCACTTAGGTCAGCCGCCAAACCGGCTATTTAGGCTACTGCTGCAGTAGTGCCATCCGCGAATCGTTGGACATAGCGAACCGTTACCACGATAACGCCAGCAGCCGCATCGCCCGTAGCTGCAGTCGGCGTAGCCGTCAGCGTGATGTCAGCCGTACCAATGTTGTTGCACTTGTCTGCGACCATCGCAGCCGCAACCGTCGTAGGCGGGACACGTACAACCGACGTTCCAGTGTTCAACGTCGTCATGAAGAAGTTGGCTGTGCCTGACTTGCCAATGACAATGCCGCAGTTCGTTGCAGTGGTAAGCGCCGTTGTGACTTCAATCAGGAAGTCCGTAATCTTGGCGCCAGCAGGCAACGTGAACAGATTGACTGCTGCGGGAGATGCCAGGATCGTCGTCGCCGGAAGTGTGGCAGTTTGGCATAGCTCAACCAAACCACAATTCATCGCCGTGACAGCACCAGTACGTTGCGTACCGGCGCGGATCGGTCCTGAAAAAGTCGATGTAGACATGATGAACCCCTAAAAAACCTACTGTCTTGGGAAGTCTGCCGAGTCAGTCAGTAGGTCGTGTAATCTCGGTTGCGTCATCAGGTGC